GCCGCCAGAATCTTTCTTACCCCGTGGGGCGGGTAAATCGCGGAACTGAGGGAAGCGCTCAAAATCTTCAGCGCGCGTCTTTTCATACGTATCTCGAACGCGGGCAATAGCACCACGCGCTTGTTGTTCAACCAAGTCAATCTGTTCAAGCAAAGGCCCTTTACCTTTGACTTCGTCTAGCGCTGCAATTTGATCAGACAAGATTTTCCATTCTTGGTTGGCAATAGATCCAATGGCGCCGGACATGGCCGCAGTTGCTTTACCTAGTGCAGTTACTTTACCGCGTAAATTAGCAAGGCGCGTCTCAGCTTGGGCGGCTTTACCTTCAGGAAACGACGGCAGATATTTGCCGGTAAAGCCCGTAGCAGCGGATAAACCTGGGGCGGCCTTAACTTTATCAATTGAATCAAGCAAGTCTTCCATTTGAGACAGCGTAGTTGTGGCAGATTTATAATCTTTGGAGACGTCTGTGCGCAACTTAATTAACTGAGGTTCTGTCAATGGTTTTGCTGGCGCGGCGGCTGGCGCGGCTGCCCCACCACCACCACCCATAAATTTAACCGACGCAGGTGTAAACGGTACCATACCAAGCGCTTGCTCACGGCTTACATATTGTGGCTTACCGCCGGGGCCTATGACGGCAACAGGAGCGCCAGGCGCTGGCGGCGCAACAGGCGCGCGTTCAGGCGTGACAAATTTATTTTCACTTGGTAAATAAATTGCGTTACCCACAGTTTTAGGCAACTGCGACTTCATCCATTCAGACATACCCAGCGCTTCTTGTTGGCGGTGGCGTTCAAACTGTACAGGGTCATCTGGCACTTCCGCTAACGCTTGTTCTAGCGTGCCGGTTTGCGACAATATTGGCCCTAAATCAGGGTCAGCATATTGCATTTTTACCAGTTCACGAACGGCGTTGGGGTCACGGGCGCGAAGCAAACGCTCCCTAAACATCCCCGTTTTTTGAGCAGCAGTTTGTGCTTTTACTTCGCGCTCTTGTTGACTAATTGCGCCGCGAGTTTGTTGCATTCTCAACGCATTTATCTCTTGCTCTTGCGCCATTTTTTGTTGATTTTGCGCCATTTTTTGTTGCTCTAATGCGTTGACGCGTTGTTGTTCTTGACCTTGTACCAAACCTTCGTAAAAGTTTGCAGGGCCAGCTTGTTTAAGCATATTAAAATTGACGGCCATGATTAGTAATCCCCTTCGCCAAATGTACCGCTACCGCCGCCAAACGCGCCATATTTGTAAGTAGGAAATAAGTATTTACTTAAGGCACCGCCAAGTTGACCATATGAAGATGATCTTGCCTGTTGACCAGCTAGTAGAGCGTTTGCAGATGTTTCGCCTTGACCAGACATAATATTGCCTGCACCAGTTGCATAGTTTTGACCCGCCGCGTTTAACGATGTTGCCGCAACCGGGCCATATCCAGCTAAACTTGCTAATCGGTTGTAACCTGTAGCTTCACGAGCTACATCAGCGTTGTATGATGTTAGCGCTCGGTTGTAAGCGTTGCCATATTCTTGGCTGCCCATTTCTTGGCCGTATCGTTGCGCGGCTTTAAGGGCGCCCCCTGAGATTAAACCCCCACGCGCGGCGGCTTGGCGGTCTAAGGCTTTTTGGCCTTCAGACAATCTAAATGCGTAGCCAGGGTCTTGGCCTAGCTGCACTTGCCCTGTAAACGCGGGCGGCATGTTGGTGTTTTGGTTACGCAATTGACCCAACGCGTTAACGCCGGTCTCATAAAAAGGTTGTTGCCGTGCAACGCCCTCTTCGTACATCCGCGTGCGTAACGCTAAATCACGTTCTGCCGCCGCGTTTGCAGTTTGAGCAGCTTCGCGAGCCGCGCCCGTTGCGCCGCCGCCGGTAGCTTCTTCAGTAGCACCGCCAAGCGCTGCGCCTAAAGCTATGCCCGCAGGCCCACCTAAAAGAAAGCCCGCGCCTGCACCTATAAGTTGACCCCATCCCATAGTATTCTCCTTAAGTCACTTCGCGTCCAGAAACGCGGATATTGATTGCGCTGGCTGTGCCTGCGATTGTACTGATAAAGTCGCCTGCGCCAAGCACTTGGCCAACCAATTCAGGAAACGTGTAAACCTCAGATGCCTGCAAGGTCTTGGTTTTAGTGATCAAGTTGGTGTTGCCCGCAGCGCCTGCCAATGTAACCAAGTTCACAGAAATCGTAGCCGCTGTAGCGGTAATGTTAGTGGCTGTGAACTTGTCGATGATGGCAGTAACGCCAATAGCGGTGTATTGGGTTGTTTGCGCGTTTTCGGCAAACTTTGCCGGTACGAGGACTTTGACGGTGACTGTCATGGTTTACTCCAGTAAGAGGCAGTTATTAGCGGCGCGTTGCATAATGACCCAATTTGTGCCGTCAGACACCATTGTCACCCAATTTCCTACAACTGCCAAGAGGATTGCTGTGCCAGCTACTGTACTGTCAATTGGCACAACATTGCTTGAGGCCGAGTCAACCAACTGAGCCTGCATATTTTTAATTGTAATTTGCCTACCAACGTATGAAGACGGGGTAGGTAATGTCACTACACAAGTCGATCCAGACTTATTGTTGATATACCATGAGCTAGAGCCAACTGTAAAATCAGCAGTTACAGTTACTGGCGCAGTAAATAAACTTGAAATTAAAAGCTGTAGTGAAGCGGTATCTACAACAGGCTGTATTTCAAGATTTTGGATTTGTTTTTGCAATTCCGCAATTTGCGAAGTTAAAACAGAAGTTGAAGGTAATGTTTGTAAGTCTTGATTAACCGTTTGAAGGGCGGCATCGTAAGACGCAATCAAAGATGTAGCATTTGGTACAAGGTCACCCGCATCCACAACTATAGACGCGTCAAACAACGACAGAAAGAACAGATACCAAGCACGGTCAATTAAACCCGTGCGAGGGTCAATCAGCGGCACTCGCGGCGGCGTGATTGGCGTTGGCGTAGCGTTAGGACTACGCATTCGTTGGATCCAGAATAAGTTCTGCACCCATGATGGCAATCTTTATAGGATCAGTGCCAGACACTTCGTAGACGCGATCCCGCAATTTGACGGTCATACCCAAACGCCGCCAAATTACACGCCTGTAATACTCGCCAATTTTCCCCATGGACTTCCAATGCTCGTTTGACCATGTGTGGCCGCCGTCATCTGAAAAACGGAGCATGACTTGAGGATCGCTACCTTGCGTAATAAGCGTTGTGTCATCGCTTATTAAATAATCGCCGCTTTCGGTAATTAAATAATCACCATCTTCAGTTTGAAGATATATAGTTTCAGCAATCATTGAACCAGTTAAGCCAATTCCAGACTCGCAATCAAGTTGCAATGTATGCTGGGTTGTGCGCTTTAAAGTGTTAGTGCCAGTAGGCAACGCACGCCACGTGCGTAACCACTTTTGAATGCTGCCGTTGTCTGAATAGTCGTCTAAATCAAACGCATAGACATTGCCATTGTCAAAGTCGCCAATAACAATTTTGTTGTTAAAAGCCATTTGGCAGTTACCGCGATGACGGGTAAACACGCCATTTAAAAATCCTGCACGCTCATGCCACGCTTGTGTCGCCGCGTCATAAACCCATGTCGTATTGGCACTAGGGAAAACCAGAACATAAAAGCTGTGGCCGTCTTGCTGGTATGTGTAGCCAATGGCGTCCGACAAGTCAGCGTACTGTTGAATCTGCCACTCAACAGCGTGCGTGGAAATGCGCACGCCAGTGTAGCCATTAGCGCGATACACAATACCTTGCCCACGGCGGTCACGGCCAAGCCAGAACAGGCCGTTGTCCATCTTGGCGATAGAGTAAGGGGCAGCGCACCCTAATTCGTTGAACGCGCCTTGAATTCGTTGTAGGGGGAAGTCTGTGGCGCCAGAGTCGTACCAAACTTCAATTGAGTTTGTACCAAACGCCCACACCTCGCGGAAGTTAGACGTTACGGCCAGTAGACCATCAGGTGAGCCTTCGGTGCTGGCAAAGTCTAGTGGATCAATAGATGTGCCGTCTAGTAGCTGTGTCACCCACAACAACTGGCTGTTTGGTTGGTTAAATACAAAATAACCGTCCAGATAGCAGACGGTTACAGCGCCTGGGAAATCAGGGTCAGTGATCTGGCCAAAAGCGTTTGTGGCGTTGTTGTAGATGTAGCTAGGGCCATTGGCCGCAATAAACAACTGCGTGCCATTGTCAGCTAGACTGACGGGGCCAGTACCAACTACTGTGCCAATTAGTGTAGCCGCATAGGCAGTGTTGATCTTGTAAAGCTGTGTGCCTGACACCACAAAAGCAAAGCTGTCGTTAGACGAAAATGCCCATAGGCCACGGATCGGGCCAGTACCAATGGTATTAAGTAACTTCAAACCGGGGGCGCGGTTCAGAAACGCGGGCTCTTTACCAGCCTCTGGAACAATCTCGGGAAACAAATTGACCATCCGAGCGTCTGCCGCGTTGACAGACCGCGCTACATAAGTAGAGCCAAGAATCGGCGTCTTCATCAATAGTTACCGGCATAGATGTTGAAACGCTGGCGGTTGGCCACCAATGCGTAAGGCAGTGCCATCACATCATCAGGGTTGTTGATGCG